TGGTTCTCTCGCCTCGGAAGTGGAGCCTGAACCGAAATCCTTAAATCTTGCCATGTTGTGCGTATCGCTTTCTACTTGAGGTTTCTGTCATTGAAGGCTATNANTGCCTTCACCTTTAATTGTACTAAAGATATGCGAGGTAGAGATTGTCCGACAGGTAGTGATTGGCTCGTGTGCCGGGNTGCATTACCGCCCGGGTGTANACCATTCGACCNCCTGCACGGAACCGAAGAAACTCAGTATTGCGTGCNTCTATTGCGTGNGGNCGGGTNCCNTCGTGGTGGAGAAGGGCTATTTTGTCGTCAGAACCNATCCAAATCTGCTGAATCCCGCCNACTCGCTGGTGGAGCATNTGAATAGACCGCTCNANATCNNGAGTGTCNTTGCCNACTTGNCGCTTGGCAGCGAACAGCACGGCTCGTCCACGCAGGACCATATCTTTACCAACTTCCCCTCGGGGGTCGTTTAAAAAGTGGTCCAAAGCAGCATTATTATATCGAATATTAGGATCGAGACTGACATTGAACTCCACTACAGTACCGCAATTGTCAGGTTGAGTCTAATTGTCTGCATCCCACCCATAGGCTCCTGAGCCTGCACAGTGGCAATTACTCCCGGCCCAGCACTACCTTCGCCCGAAGAGTCAAAAGCCATAAGGCCGTCCATAAGAGTCTGGGTGTCTACGGCGGACCATTGACCCGCTTTGAGAATACGCTCGGGAGAGACGGCCTTGCCATTCTCACCTATAGGGTACTGTCGAGTTATATCCACGTTAATGACGGCACTCCTGATGCCTCCGCAGCGTTGTGGGACGCTAGCTTGGTCACCAGGAGCACCGAGATACATCTGCAAGAACCAGACAACGACCTGCTCACAGTCCTCTACGGGACGCTCCATAGTCCAATACTGCCGAGTGGGCAGCGGAATTTCACGCGCAGCATAGAGAGTCCCCACAGTATCCAAGACGCGCTGTAGCAGGTCTCGAAGATTGAAGGACTCCTCAGCGATAGGGTAGTCGTTAATGTCTAGCAGTGCCATTGTTAGTCTTCCTTAGATTAGGCGGCGACTACGAAGTTGACAGTCTGTCCGTCAGCCTCATCGACTGTACTGATGGAGCCAGCAGCGTCAAATGCTGCCTGATCTTCACCAATGTCGGACGCAAAATCGTACTGAGCAATAAGTTCAGTAGACGTAGTGCTTAGCGTCACGGTTGCAGCGTCCTCGGCAGCGGCTGCCCCGACCTTTACTGATCCGGCGATAGTCTTCCCAGAGGAGACTAGCTCAGCGAACCAGTTGATTGTGTACTGCGTTGCAGCGGTCTTCAACACAGTGTAGACTGCACGAGTATTAGTGGACACAATGGACACAACAACTGCACCTGCTACGTTGCCCTGACTCGCATCAAAGGTGTCAGGCTGAATGAGTTCAATTGCGTTGAACGCTGGGTTAAATACCAGAATTCCGTCCTCATAGACCTTGCCGCCAGTGCCCTGCTTTGCCTGCATGTTTACGTTGGGGCCTGTGTTCGTACGAGCCGCAGAATCCCCTACTCCGAATGTTGCCATAGTTAGCTACCTTCTTCTTCTTCTTCTGGTGTCTCCTCGGCTACGGGCGCAGCTTCGGCAGACTCTTCATCAACGGAAGTGTCTTCTTCTTCTGGTGCTTCCTCAGCTATGGGTGCAGCTTCGGCAGAAGTGTCGTCTTCCTGAACATCTTCGGGCACTAGGTCAGGCACAGTGGGTGCCTTTGCAGCCTTTTTTGTTTTTGGAGTCTTGGCAGGCTTGACAGGGGCATCCTCACTGGAGGCACCGATCATGTCTTCTGCTCGGAAATTAATCATTGTGGCCACGGTGGGACCTCTTTCTTGTTGGGTTATATACGGGGAGTCTTGCGATTACCTTGAGGCTTATCATAGGAGAACACTTTCGCCTTAGCCCGAGCCTGGTCCGGGTTTACAGTCTTCAAGAACAGGTCTACAGAGTAAATACCTGTTCGTAGTTCAGCTATGAAGTCTTGTTGATCTAGCAATACCCAGGATACACCCTGCCGACTAACGTTAGTTACTCGGGAGGGGAGAGTGCACTCATCTTCACGGCCCGACCAGAGAAGCGCAAACTGCTTTGCCATCTCTCGCGCAGCCATTTTTCCGGCTGCGGGAGGTAGTACACCGTAGGTATATACAATGTCCAGGTCGTCTTCAACTCCTCCGGGAAAGAGTAGAAACGTGTGGTCCCAGAGATCATAAGTTGACTCAGCAACAAGTGTGCCAGTCCGTACTGTAGTCACAGACGCTACCGACTGAACCGGTGTGCCTCGGAGGCGAATCTTGTTTTGAATTGTCTCACCAGTGGACAGGACAAATGCGGCCCTGGGAAGGACGTACTCCGCAGCAGCAGCAAGATATCGGCGCTCCTCAGTAGAGCGCTCCTGAGTCATGTACCGCTCTGTGACCGTAGACACGCCAGAGAACTTTCGACCAGACATCCCCCACAGAATGAAGGATGCAGTCTCACACGCCTCCATGGCGTACGCAGAGCTTGACAGATCAGAGCCAAGGTCACTAGGTGTGACCCAAAGACCGTTAGACATATTTTCTCCTTGTAGTAAAAAATAAGGGCGACACGCCTGCCCTTGCAGGCAGAGCGCATCGCCCTAATTGAGGGGTTTAGCTTAGGCCAAAGGGTCCTCGCTGGAGTTGAGCACGTTGTCGATAGCAACATCAGCATCGTAATCTACGTTACCGGGGACGTTGAAGTCCTCCTCAGTAGAACCATTAGGGAGAGTAGTAACTGCCCGAGGACCGGCTCCAACAGTTGCTGATCCAACAGGGTCAACCGGCGACGAGGTCACATCTGCGGTCTCCTTGGAGTAGGTAAAGGTCAAAGTAGTAGGCGCAGCCAGGACAGTGAATGTCCCGTTCAAGGTTGCATCAACCTCGGTCACAACTACTGAGTCTCCAACAACAAAGCCGTGAGCAGTGGTCGTAGTCAGCGTGGCCACGTTAGTAGACACCTCCATGTTCTCCACAGCCGCAGTGAGTGTACCGTGCCAAGTGTAGAAGCCCATGAGACCGGACGGTGCCCAGCTTGTACGTGCCATGATGTACGGACGGTCAGTGGCCGTTGGCCACTCCCAACGCTCATCGGGGCCGGACTCAAACAGGTCGTTTCCAAGACCGTAGCCCTCGAAGGTGTTCGCAAGAGCACCATTCTCAAGTACACGGTCACCGGACTGACGAAGCTTCACATAGGGGAATACCCAGTGGAAGTATGGAAGTGTAGTAGCCTTCTTGCCGTCCTTGATTGCAAGTGACCAAGACTCGATGGAGACACCGTTTCCCGAAGGACTGTCTCCAACAGCAGGCGAAGCCCAACCAACAGACTTGTCGTTCGGGTCACCAAATGTTCCGAGGTTCTTGCGGAGAAGCAAACCACCGGCAACCAAGTTGGTCAGTTCGGGGTCTGGCTCGCAAATTGCAAGCTCCATTGTGATACGCTTGAGAGTGTCAGGAGACTTGTATGAGATGCATACGGAGCCGTCTGCCTTCTTCTGGGTGATTTCATCGCCCTCTTCATACTCAGGTGTCCAAGAGACACGCAAGAACGCAGCGGTCGTGTAGCTGTCTCCAGCAGAGTTAAGTAGGTTTCCGGTAGCATCGAGACGGGTAACGCGAATTGCGATACCTGTGATGCTCGCGGCATAATCCTGTGTTGCCATGATTTAGCCTTTCTGGGGCGTAGGGGGTATTATTTCTAGGGCATTCTTTTGTTTTGTTTTCAAGACCAGCTTGAAGCTAAAAGTTGGGATAAACCCTAACAACATACCCGTTTGGGTCTATCCTCCAGTTGGCAGGATGTTCTTCTGAGTACTTGTTGTTCATTAGCAGGAAGAAGTCAAAATGATTCACATCACTTAAACATTTTCTACATAAATTCTATCAGGATTAACCCAAGGTGACTTGAGCAGTGGACCAGATAGAAGGATCAAATGAGGCTGCTGCGGGGCGCATAGCCTGCATTACGGAGTCATTAATTGTGGGGTCAAAACCGTCAGTGTTGTCGCGGTTTGTTACCTCAATTTCTCCAAAAACTACGTCAACAAACCCAGTGGCATACATCCACTTGTTTGTTGCAGATGATGCGGCTCCTGCGGCGTTGATGGGGCCATTTCCGGTATAGCCACTGCCGACAACAATAAGAGTGCCCAGCCGGGTCATTGCGTAGGCCTCAGCAGAGTCTGTTGGGGATGATATGTACTTGACGCGGTCGCCAAGGGCGGATACTACATCCCGAGTGGCATGGATAACACCACGAGCGCCTGTGGGGGAGGTGGAAATATTCTGCTCAAGAAGTGCAAGAGCACGGGCGGCGGTTTCGCCAGAAGAAGTGAGAATGTCTGCACCGTCCTCCTCGCGGAGGTACCCGGTGCCGACAGGGGTTACATCGCGTGCAGCAATGCCCTCCCAGAGTTCACGCTCTGCGGCCTTCTGGCTCGCAGCAGAAATCTGGTCAAAAAGTGATCCGTCAAGCGGATTACTGGCCTGCAAGTCGAATCCTGTAGACATAGCCTCAACCTCGATAATAAAGGGTGTGACTGAGTAGAACGATTTTGTGCCGTCTGCAACAGTGCTCATTGCACTGTTCGAAGGCTCAGAATTATCGATTGTGAGTAGGTTTAGATTGACTGCTGCATTGGTTTCTTGGTGGAATCCTCGCAGCCACTCATGGCTACTGTTGTATGTGACCGAAGCCACGCTCAGGAGTCCACAGGGAGCAACCTGGAGGGTAGGGGCGGGAATTACGCCGGAATACGTTACCATGTTGTTTTAATCTCCTTGTGAACTTGCCTGAGCGTGACTATTAGGTTAGACTGTTAATGAACTACTAGTTGCCTAGTAGTCACTCCCAGTTGCGAGGGCAGCAGCCACACCGTTGACCACGATGGTCGAGGTGATAGCAAGCGACTCGATACCAACGAACGCGACACCCTCAAAGGTCTCAACGAACATACGGTAGTCGTTGGTGTTGACGAGAGCGGAGTCCCGAACAATACCAATGTCGAGGTTTCCACCGTCGAGGAACAAGAAGCTACCCTCCGAGAAGAGGAACCATGTGAACTCGTCGGGGAACTCGTCGAGCGCGCCAGCAGCCTGAGCAGTGAAGGTGTTCTGGTCGTAGCTTGCAGTGAGGCTCACGTTAAGTGACTCAAGCATGCTGCGGATTTCAGCAAGACCTACATTGAGGTTGTCATCACCGGGCATGTTGAGTGTAAGGTCCGCTGCAATAGCGTCGATAACCCACATAGGGATGATAGCCTGTAGACGAGTGTCTGGGGCGATGCGGTGACGGCTACGGTACGCAGTGGCTGAGAGACGGACATTCACAAGGAAGTCACGTGCAAAACCAATGGTGCTTGTAGTCGTAACAGCAGTTGAAGCTGATTCGATCTTAGCAAGAATGTTAAGCTCAGCCTCACGAGCGTGCTGGATTAGAGCAAGTTCGTTGTGACGTGCAACCAGCTCAGGGTATGCCCGAGTCAAGAGGTTACCGATCTGTAGCTGCAAAGTAACAGCGTCAATACCAGCAGTGGCCTCAGTCGCACCAGAGACGGTGAGCGAGTTCTTGAGAGTATCAGAAGCAGTACCGTCGTTGGAGCCAGCCGAAACATCGTTAGCCTCAGTCCAGACTCCTACAGCGCTAGCGTAGGACGAAAGAACGGGGGGCTTGACGTAGCGGATTCCACCACGGTTAGCAAGGAACTTAGGAAGCGAGTCCTTTACTGGGCGAGCATCCGAGCCGAATCCGAAGATGTCGAACTTGGTCTCAACGGGTGTACCGTATCCACCAGAAGCAACAATCGCCTGACGGTCTTCGCCGCTCTGAGTGATCTTGCCCCAGTTCTCGTCTGCGGTTCCGTTGAGGTAGCGCTCTTCTGGGTAGTCGGTTGTGAAGGAGGCAACAATGTGCTGTTCTCCATCTCCACCGTGTGCACGGCGAAGAGTGTGTAGACGTTCGGAGAATGCCTTAGCAACTCCTTCTGTGCTGAGCGTTGAACCAGCGGAGACTCCAGGAATATCTGCACCAGCCGTGATTGCCACGGTAGCTGCTTCTGGTGCCTGAGCGACTGGGCGACGGTCAGCAGGTGCCTCGAAAGCACCTTCGGCTGATGCGGTCACTGTTTGTGCCTCTTCCTTCTGAGCCTCTGGCTCAATAGTTGTTTCTGTTGTTGAAGCTTCTGCTTCTACTGCGACTTCTTCTACAGCATCTTCTGCTGCAAGTTCAGTCTCAGTGGTTGTCTCCTCAGGTGAGGAAGTCTCATCCTCAGCGGACGCTTCGGCTGCGGAAGTGTCTGTAGCGTCTGCTACAGGCTCTACTTCTTCAACGGATGCTTCGGCAAAAGGATTTTCTTTCTTCTTCTTCTTCTT